GTTTACGGCGGCCGAGTTGTTGCGCGACTTATGCGACAGGATATTCATCGCACCGGTACTGCCGTTCGCTGCATCCAGGCAAGCAACCCTCTTTGCTTTGACGATACCTATCTGTGGTCGGTGTGGCGCTTTCTTGCCGTTCATTTGCCGCACAGCGAGCCACGTGATGCGGTCAAAGCTTTTTCCGCTGTCGATGTCGCTGAAGTCAAGAAGACCGCTCTACGCCTGTCTGTGGGGATAGGCGGGACACTTTCAAAGCAATCCGCCGCCATCGGTATCGAGTTAGCGCGTGCCCTTCTTCACGAGGATAAGTCCATATGAGCAAAAACGCTTCCATGACTGATGATCTAACCGGCATCCTTGAGCGACTGATTGAAGCGTTCGAAACAGATATCGCGCTGCCGGTGCGCATCGGCCCGCAGGCCTTCGGGTCGTCTATGCCGGATTACATACACACGCCGTCTGAAACCTTTGTCCGTGAGCGTGAAGACATAGCGGAAGGCGGGAACTGGAAAAAAGACATGATCGCCGCAGAGCGCCGCAGAACCGAACGCCGTGCCAAGTGTTCAAGAGAGCGGATATCTCGGATGGAAGAGGCCTTCGGCTGGATCCGGAAATACATTTGGGATGATGAAGCACGCCAGGTGCTGCTGGCTTACGCCGAGGTGAAAGCTCGTGGATGGGACTGGAGCCGGTATCTAAGCAAACGAAACCGGAAAAATCCGCAAAAAAAAGCATGGGTTAAACGAACAGTTCAGCGGTGGATTGTTCGGTCTTTACAAATAATTGATGAGAATGTTCGCCAGAACGGGACAATCTGGCCCTTGGAGGCGGGTTTACAGGTGGCCCACGAAGAGCCAAAACACACGGGCAAATCGATAAGATCAGGTTTGCGTTCGTGGACATCCTCCGAAGAAAATCCCGTTGCATAGCGGATGACGAGCCGGGGTCCATGTCCGAAATAGTTTTCAGTGCACACCACATCTGAGAACACCGGGCCTAGCTGCCCGGTGCACTTAACAGAAACTTATTCCGCTAGCTTTAAGGACGACAATGGGAAAACTCCATTGTCTTTCTTCCATGGTGCCTTGTCTTGGACGAACCAATCGCACCAAGCGTGAAGGTCAGTTCCGCCCATGTGTTTCACAGAAACAGTGGAGACAGTCATTTTTGGCCCCCCTGATTTGAGAGTAACGACATCACCCGCTTTAATTTCTCCAGCCATTTAAACCTCCAGTTTTGTTACGGCAATCAGAGGTAGAGTTTTATTTTTTTGAAGACAAGGGGAGCTGGTGGAAATTTTGCGTGAGATTAGAGTGAACAAGCCGTCCGGTTATGCTGGGCGGCTTTTTGTATTCTTGCGGCCGAGTATGACCCGTCAATACGCGCAAGGACTCGTCGGCGGGCGAGCGATAAAGATCCCGCGGGACCGTGATCTTTTCCTCACCTTGTGAGCGGCCCCTGAAGCCAAGGAACGGGTACGATAGGTATGAGCATGGCCGTAGGATCCGGCTCTGTCTGGCGCGAGACGGTAAACCGCGCGTCAATCCAAGTTGACCGGCTTCGGCTTGGTCCTCAAGTCCCGCAAGGGCGCCCGGCTGATCACCGGGATTTAGGCGAACCCTTGTGGTGGTTAAGGTCGCAACGCCTGAAAAGATGAGCGGCTGGCCGGCTGGTAAGGCCTCACTAGGAACCAGCAAACAAATTCCAGTTGTTCGAAAATCCCTAATAACTGGCATGTCGACCCTACCTCGACACCCCATTCACCCGCCCACATGGAGAGAGCGATGACAACGTTGATCGAATCTCTACGAGATGTCGCAAATCGTCACAATGAGCGGATGAAAAATGACCCGCTATATCGGCATACAGTTGCGGTTATGCAGGAAGCCACAAAGCCAATTGAGCGCAGCCGTCACTATGATCGTGATGGATATTGCGACAACCCGGCGCGCGGCTACTGACCCATGACCACCACCAAGCAAGAGCGGGAGAGCTAGTGAATACCCAAGGCTTTTGCGATCTTGCCAAGCATATTGTCGTGTGGGCGAGGGTCGGTAACTACACCTAAAATGGTCTGGCAAACAGGGCAACTGGCGCTGAATGCTTGGACGATCAATTTCCCGTCGGTGATGTCCATATGCTCCAAGCGAGCCTGTTGTACGACGTTCTCGCATTTCGGGCATTTCGCAAGTTTGAACATTCCCATCCCCCAAGGTTACCCATGCCATTACACAAGAATGCACGGCACGGGTAAAAGGGCAAGCTACTAACTCTTGATTGCGCCGTAGATCATCGCGGCCGTCTGTGCCAGTCCTATGACAATCATAGCGAATTCAAATGGTGTCATGTTTTCTCCTTTTGCTTGGTTAGTCCTCGTATGAAGGAAACTCAAAACATCGCTCCTATCCTAATAGGGTCCAACAGCCCCAAATCGTCCAGCCCCGTCAGCAATGGCGGGGTTTTTTCATAGCCAAACCCAGAGAGGAAAGAGGCAATGGCTGCGCACGAAAAGCAGGAAATATCCGCGACCTTCACACAGCGAGAGCTCAATGTGAGGCAGAAGGCAATGATTGAGGATGCGTCCGCGCACTTCTCTGAAATCGAGGCGACGCTGAACATGCTCCCAAAATCTCGCCTTGTGTCGCTGGCCCTGACGGAAATCGAAAAGACGGCTCTCGTTGTGAACAAGGCAATCAGCCGGTTGCATGACGAACAGGAGGCACGCTGATGGCTATGTCTCATGGGAAGTTCCCAGACACTTTTACTGAATCCTGTTTGGTTCGCTCGACTGATGGCTCTCTGGCAGCATTAGACACGCCCCGGGTGAATACCCCGTTTGATGTAGTGGCATCTTCATTGGATGATGCGCGAAACCTATCCTATCGGGTTGCCGCGATTGTGGATACCTTGATTGGCTCGCGCCCGGAAGACCCATCTAAGGGGCCCAATACAACTGTCGGCGGTGGTCTGTTGCCCAATTTGCGCGCCAACGCAGAAGACGCGGCTGCAATCATTCGCAGAACGCAGGATGAGCTAACGCGCCTGTGTGACGTTCTCAACCTACCCCACTAATCATAGTCGAGCGGAGATTCCAAACCTCGTCAACCAGTGCGAGGGACAAGGCGCTGCTCACGGCTGAGAACCATCGTTTCCGCTCGGCGGGTTACACTGACCCGGCATGATATGGGCGATAAGCAGGCAAACTGGACCTTCGATACGCAACCCCTCAGACGGGACAGGAAACATGTCGGCACCACAAGGTAATAGTTTTTGGCGCGCACGAAGCACGCACGGCAGGCAGCCGATTTTCAAGACGCCAGATGATCTTTGGACCGCATGCGAAGAGTATTTCGAGTGGGTAGAAAACAACCCGCTGATTGAGGTTCGCCCATTTGCCTACCAAGGCGATGTCACCATGGCTGAAGTTCCAAAGATGCGCGCCATGACCATTTCAGGCCTGTGCATCTTCTTGGATGTGGCACGAAAGACATGGGACGAGTACCGAGGGCGCAAAGATTATTTGCCAGTCGTGACGCGAGTTGAAGAAATCATCTCTGCGCAGAAGTTCGAAGGTGCTGCAGCTGACCTCCTGAACGCCAATATCATTGCCCGTGACCTCGGCCTTCGTGACAAACAGGATGTCGATCTGGCTGGCAAGGTAACGCTCGTTCCGCAGATTGTGGTCAATGGCAAGTCAAGCTGATCAGCTAATCACGTTCGACCTGCATCCGAAGCAGATGTCAGCACTGGAAAGCATTGCGACCGAAATCCTGTATGGCGGCGCAGCGGGTGGCGGGAAGAGCTACTTTATGCGTATCGCGGCCATCATGTGGTGCGCAGCCATACCAGGCTTGCAGGTTTACCTGTTCCGCCGCATCCGTGATGATCTGGTGAAGAACCATGTCGAAGGACCAAGCGGCTTTCGTGCGAAGCTCGCCGGCTGGGTGGAATGCGGTTTTGTCGAGATCGTAGAGGATGAAATACGCTTCTGGAACGGAAGCAAAATCTATCTCTGCCACTGCAAGGATGAAAAGGACCGGTTCAAATACCAGGGCTCCGAAATCCACGTGTTGCTGATCGATGAGCTGACGCACTTCACAGATGTGATTTATCGCTTCCTGCGTCAGCGTGTTCGTATGGTCGGTATCACATTGCCTGAGCATTATCGCGGCAAGTTCCCGCGTATCGTCTGTGGCGCCAACCCCGGGGGCATCGGTCACCAGTTCGTAAAGACCACCTTCATTGATGGTGTGCGGCCTATGCAGTCGTACTTCACGCCGAAATCAGAAGGCGGCATGCTGCGACAGTACATACCGGCACGGCTTGAAGATAACCCGTCCATGGCCGAGCATGACCCGGGCTATGAAGCCCGCTTGCACGGGTTGGGCTCCGAAAGCTTGGTCAGGGCCATGCGATACGGTGACTGGGATATCACCGATGGCGCGTTCTTCGACAATTTCAGGAAGGACCGGCACGTTATAAAGCCGTTCCAAATCCCAAAGGATTGGCTGCGGTTCAGAGCGGGCGATTGGGGCAGCGCAAAGCCGTTCTCATTCGGTTGGTATGCAGTGGCGACAGAACCTTATCTGGCAGCGCCTGGCGTGCTTATTCCTCGCGGTGCGATGATCCGGTACCGGGAATGGTATGGCATCAAAACTGACGCTGAAGGCCGGTACATGCCGAACACCGGCGTGAAGATGACGGCTGAAAACGTCGGCACTCAGGTGCGCGTAAGAGACGGCACTGACAAGATTACGTATGGCGTTCTCGATCCGGCGGCATTCGCTCAAGATGGTGGTCCGTCAATCGCTGAACGCATGATGCAAGGCACCACAGGCAAGAACGGCGCAACATTCCGAGCCGCGGACAACAAGCGCGTAACAGCCCGTGGTGCGATGGGTGGTTGGGACCAGATGAGATCCCGACTGGATGGAGACGAAGACGGACGGCCAATGCTCTACTTCTTCGAAACCTGCATCCACGCAATCCGGACAATCCCGGCTCTGCTGCACGATGAAAACCGGCCAGAAGACCTCAATTCGGACATGGAAGACCATCCGGCCGATGAGGTTCGATATGCCTGCATGTCACGTCCTTGGATCAAGACCATTCAGGAAACGCCACAAGCGGCTGCGGCACGGGGTATCCAACTGCCTATGCCGACTACTCAAACAGGAAGAACAAGGATTGCTGTCTGATGGTTGATCAGGACGAAAACGATATCGAGGATAGCGCTGTACCGCCAGCGAAGACGAAAAAGTCTTCGGGCTATCTCAAGCTGATCACGGATTACGGCAAGGCAGGATATACAAGCTATTCCGACAGATCGGACAATATAGAGAAGCATTATGCTGACCTTGAGCGCCTGGCTAACACCGCCCGCGATCGGCAATTTCAAATCTTTTGGGCAAACATTCAGGTGCTAGGACCATCTGTTTATTCCCGCCCACCGGTTCCCGTAGTCATTCCTCGGTTCAGAGCCGACAGAAAGCCAATTCCTCGCGTTGCATCAGAGTTGCTTGAGCGTTGCTCCATCGTTGCATTTGAGATGGAAGACATCGACGGCGTGCTGAAAGAAGTGCGCGATGATCTGACGATATTGGGTCGCGGTGTGCCGTGGGTCCGGTATTCGACAAAGAACAGTCGGGGCAAGGCGATCGAGCGGGTTTGCATTGATCACGTAAACCGCAAGGACTTTGCCCACGATCCGGCTCGTACATGGAAAGAGTGCGGCTGGGTGGCGAAGCGCTCTTGGCTTACCAAAAACGAGATGCGGAAGAGATTTCGCAAGACATCGGGCAATGCGTACCAAGATGCAAATTACGCGGTACGGAAGGACGAAAGCGACAACTCAGACGGCAAGATGAAGGCTGCCGTCTGGGAGCTCTGGGATAAGACGAACAATCGTGTCGTCTGGTTCTCTGAGGGTGTCGACGTCCTGCTTGACGACGATGAACCACACCTTGAACTCGATGGCTTTTTCCCTTGCCCAAAGCCAGCGTATGCCACCACGCAGCGCAACAGCATGATCCCGGTGCCGGATTTCCTGCAGTACAAAGACCAGATCGAGGAAATCAATGAACTGACCGGGCGCATTGCTTCCTTGACGGAATCGGTGCGTCTGCGTGGTTTCTATCCTGCTGGTGCCAGCGATGTGGGTGAGGCAATTGAGGCTGCCCTGAAGTCAGTCGACAACCGGCAAACGCTCATTGGTGTTTCCAACTGGGCCGCGCTTGGTGACCTGAAATCAGATCCTATCATCTGGCTTCCGCTGGATATGGTTGGCAACATCATCGTGCAGCTGGTGAACCTGCGAAAGCAGCTCATTCAAGATATTTACGAAATCACCGGGCTTTCCGACATCATGCGCGGTATGTCCAACGCGAACGAGACGTTGGGCGCTCAGGAGATGAAGACCCAGTACGGTGCTGTTCGCATTCGCGACCGGCAGGATGAGATGGTGCGTGTTTCTCGTGACCTGACGTGTATCACTTGCGAAATCATGGCAGAGAACTTCTCGAAAGAAACTCTTCTGGAGATGTCGCAGCTCGATATTGCCACTGATGCGGATATCAAGAAGCAGGTTGCTGACCTCGAAAAGCAGATCGCGAGCATTCAAGCTCAAGTCAAAGAAGCCCAGGCAGACCCCGAACTGCAGGCCCAGGCTCAGCAAAAGCCGGAAATCGCACAGCAGGTGCTGCAACAGTTTGAACAGCAGACACAGCAGTTGGCTGCGCAGATCAACGAGTTGAACGAGACAGTGACGATTGAGAAGGTGATGAAGCTTCTGCGTGAGCAGCGGGTTCGGCCTTACGTTCTTGATATCGAAACGGACTCGACAGTCACGCCGGATGAGAATGCACAAAAGCGGCGCGCGACAGAGTTTACTACAGCTGTTGGAAGCATTCTTGCACAGGCGATGCCGGCTGTTCAGCAGGTGCCTGAGATGGCGCCGCTGATGGCCGAAACCCTGCGGTTTGTCGCAAGTCAGTTTCGTGCCGGCCGTCAACTGGATAGCGTCATTGATGAGTTTGCTGAGAAGATGAAGCAGATGGCATCGCAACCGAGGGCAAACCCGCAGGCTGATGCGGCAGCCCACCAGGCACAGGCCGATGCCCAAGCGCGAGCACAAGATGCCAAGCTGAAACAAGACGCTTTTGCCAGAGATACACAGATCAAGGGTCAACTTGCAGACCATGACGCCAAGATGCGGACAGCCGAGGCGCGCGAAAAGGTGCAGGCAATCCAGTTGGAAGCTGCTCAGAAAGCCGCGAAGCACAAACAAGATATGGAGTTGGGCTCACTCGAAATTCGGAAGAAAGAACTCGAGGTGGAGAAGCTCGGCGGGCAGATCATCGCACAGGGTGAGAAAGCAGCTATTGACGCGGCAAATGCAAGCGTTGTTGAGGTGACAGTATGACCGAGCGGTTTTGCAGGAAGTGCGGTAAATGGCACGTCGTGGATGAGTGGCCAGTTCAATGCTTTGCAGAACCTCCAAAGGGCGCATCGGACGCGCTGCCGGTACCAAATTTCATCACAGACACGATGGAGCCGGTGCAGTCCATGCTGGATGGCAAGATGTACACCAGCAAATCAACGCTGCGCGGCACGTACAAGGCTGCTGGAATGGTCGAGGTAGGGAATGATCCCGCAAGGCTTCGACCACGTCAAAAGCCAAAGCCTGATCGGAAGGCCATCCGAACATCTCTTGAAAAGGCCACAGCTCGGTTCAACCGCGGCGAACGCGTAAACCCGAAATAGCAATCCCTCAGACGGAGTTTTCCAATGCCAGAATTTGACACCGGTGCTGCACCAGCAGCCGCCGCACCATCCCCTATTGCCAACGAACAGGCAGTGCAGACGCCTAACCCTGTAAAGACGGAACCAGCCCCACAACCTGCCGATAAGGCAGATGTGAAAGATCAGGCAAAGCCGTCTGCTCGTGAAGCTATCGCCAACGCTCGTAAAAAGCTTGATGAGCAGGAAAAGAACGACGCGGCGAAACCTGTTCGCAGTGACCCGTATGCTGAGAAGAAAGAGACACCCGCTCAGCAACCTGCGAAGACTGACGCCAAGGCAACGACAGAACAGCCAAAGCCGAAGGACACAGCCACAGAAGTCCAGCAGCAGCCAAAACCTGCGCAGGCCGAACAGCAGCAACCAACTGCACCGAAAGCCAAGTACGAAGCGCCTAAGCGGTTTTCCTCTGATGTCGCGGCAACGACTGACTGGGACAAGGTGCCGGAATCGGTTCAGGCTGCCGTCCACCGCGTTCATCGCGAGATGGAAGAAGGTATCAACAAATACAAGCCTTCTCATGACCGGTACGAACCCATTCGAGAGTTCGATGATATTGCCAGAAGCAACGGCCATGACTTGCGCCAATCACTTGAAAAGGTGGTGGCCATTGAACAGGCATTTGCCAGAAACCCGATCGAGGGTTTCAATCACATCTGCAATCACTTCGGCCTGAACATGCGGCAGGTCGCTGCTCATATCATGGGGCAGAAGCCAGACGATGTTCACGCGCAGCAGGAAAGCATCATCAATGACCTCCGAAAGGAACTCGCGGACGTCAGGAAAGAAGTTTCGACAGTAAGCACAGGGTTCCATGAGCAGCGGCTTAGCGCGACCGATAAAGAGGTTGCTGCTTTCGCCAGCCAGCCGGAGAACTCCCGCTTTTACGATTTGATGGGCGATATCGCTTTCTTCCTCAAAAGCGACAAGGTGGATGCAAATCTTCCGCCCATTGAACGACTTAAGGCAGCCTATCAGCTCGCGGATCGCCTCAACCCCGATCCAAACGCAAAAGCTGTCTCTGCACAGGCCTCAGACGCCGCCGCAGCACTGGCCTCAGACGCCGAAAAGGAAGCTCTCGCGGCTCAGACCCGCCGGGCCGAAAAATCCATCACTGGCGCTCCTTCTGCTGGCTCAGACCCGGCACGACGCGAGCCCTCTTCCTCAGTCAAAGACAGTCTCAAGAGAGCATTTGCCCAAGCAGGCTGATCGACCAATATAGGAGGGGCACATGGCCCTTACATCAATTGAAAAGAACCAGGAGATTTTGTCTCTGGCGCTTGAGGATCGTTCCTCGGGCTATCAGGATCTGATTTCCAACTCCAAAGCGCTCTTGGTTGTCCTGAAGCGCAAAGGTAAATTCAAGCCATACTCGGGTGCGAGAATCCGTGAACGCCTCCTTTATGCCAAAACCGGTTCGACGGTCTGGTATAACGGCTTTGACTTCCTCAACCCGGTGCCGGCGGAACTGTTCAACGATGCTGAATGGACGGCGAAGATGTGCGCCGTTGCCGTGGCGCTTTCGAATGAGGAAATCCTCAACAACGAAGGCGAAAATCAGCTGATGGATGTGATGGAAGCTCACATCTCTGCGGCAGAAACAGAACTGGAAGACGAAGTCGATTTGTCGCTGCACGGCAACGGTACCCGTTTCGGCGGCAAGGAACTCGGTGGCCTTCAGCTGGCGGTTCCAACGGTAGTGTCCTCGGGCGTTTATGGCGGTATTGACCGCGCAAACGCTGTATGGCGCACATCCTCGTTCGATGCGAACTCCTTTGCTCCTGAAATCGGGACGCAGGTCAACTCTGTCACCATCCGGCCGATGCTCAACCGCATCATGACACAGCGTTCCAAGAACAAGCAGGCTGCTGACCTGCTGCTGATGTCGCCTGAGCATTACGCAGCGTACGATGGTGCCACCACAGCGATTCAGCGCATCAACGATGAAACAAGCCTTGGCAAGCTCGGTTTCCAATCGTTGAAATACTACGGCGCTGGTCGCTCTGCCGAAATCGTGCAGGAAGGTGGCGTCGGCTCCAACATGCCGGCCAACACGACTTACGGTCTGGACACGAACAACCTGCATGTTCGTTACCACCCGGAGCGCAACTTCAACAAAATTGGCAAGGCGATGATGCCGATCAACCAGGACGCCGTTGTCCAGTACATCGGCTTCATGGGCGAGCTTACCATGACGAACCCTATGTTCCAGTGGAAGCTCTACGACTCCAACCCAGCCGCGTAAGGAGACCCCGACATGGCAACTCGTTTCACAACACCATCTGTGCCGGGACTCGGCGTGAACAAAATCGCGCTGGCAACCGATCCGCCTGTCAAGCAGCCTTTGGGCACCGTTATGACCGGCGATGACGGCCACGACTTCATCCTCGCCAAGGCATCAGCAGCAATCGCATCCGCGGCTGTCTGCGTTCTCACAGAACCAGCAATGACCATGGCGACCGGCGCTGGCGCGTGGACGGCACCAACGATCACCGGCGGCGTGCCACTGGGCGCCACAGCGTGGTTCAAGAAGACTGCGATCTGACGGTCTGAGCCGACACTAAGCAAAGAGGCGGCTTTCGGGTCGCCTTTTTCTTTGCAACCTTTCGAAAAGGAACTCGACAATGAGCGAGACCAACTCATCCCTCACTTACGCGACCTTCAAGCTGCTGAGCGTTTTGAACGAGCCTGAAAGTCGTAAGGCGAACCGGCCTGTCTACGACGATCACGAAGTTTGCGAAGTCCGGTTCTCCGGCAACAAGCAGACGGTGGGCGTATTCCCGGCGCATGAACAGACTGAATGGGTGGAAGACCCGATTACGCAGGAACGGACGCGCATTACCTACGCTCAGAAGTACAACGAGCAGTACAAGCGGTTCAAATCCGGCGAAGCGCAGGCCGCGAGCGGAACGCCACTTGAAGAGCTGACATTCCTCACGCAGGGCAAGCGCCTGGAACTGAAAGCTCTCAACATCTACACCGCTGAGGCCTTGTCAGACCTCGATGGCAATAACCTCAAGATGCTTGGCGTGGGCGGTCGTGAACTCAAGACGAAGGCTCAGGCCTACCTGGACAATGCATCCAATGGCGTCGATGTGACGAAGCTCTCAGCAGAAAACGAAGCCCTGAAAAAGCGTCTTGCTGAGCTGGAGGGCAAAGACAAGCCTGCCAGCACTAAAAAGACAGGGGGCAAAGATAAGCCCAAGGATGACGCAAAGCCCGCTCCAGACACTGCTGCGGCAGATGATGCCGGCGATGCCGATAACTCCGCAGTGAGCTCTGACAATCCGTTCGCTGACTGGGAGGCGGAAGACATCAAGCTTTGGCTTGAAGACGCTGAGCCAGGCATCGACATCAATGCTGATTGGGGCAAGGTCGAACTGGCTGAAAAGGCCAAGGAGATCAATGACAAGATTGCGGCTGCAAAGTCCGGAGCATAATCCATGACAATCCTGAGCGCCTGCCAGAATGCTGCAGCTCGTCTCGTTGGTCGCAAGCCGACGACGATTTTCAGCTCAAAGAAGCCTTTCGAAGTTGGTCTAACGTCGCTTGTGCAAGAAGCGGCAGTTGACATCGCAAAGGCCTTTGAGTGGCGGGCGCTCACCGTCTTGGCCGAACATCAGGGGGATGGATCGAAGATCGCCTTCGATTTCCCTCAGGGCTTCGACAGAATGCCTGCGAAGGGTCGGGTTCAATCTGCGACTTGGCAGCAAAGCGGTTACACTCCCGCGCGGGATTTGGACCACTGGCTGCATTTGCAGACATATCTGTCGGCCGGCACTCCTGGTTACTGGATTGTGCTTGACGATAAAATGCAAATCTACCCGCCGATGGGGCCAAGCGAAGTCGCGAAATACTATTTCGTCACCAGCGACATTTTCAAATCCGACAACGGCGCGGTGAAATCTGTTGCTGAGCAAGACACAGACAGTTTCCGTCTGGACGAGCGTTTGCTGACGCTCTCGCTGATCTGGCGCTGGCGTGATCAGAATGGTCTCGACTATTCCGAAGCGCTGGAAAACTACGAACGCGCTCTATCTCAAATAGGCGGCGCTGATCGTGGCAAGCGGGTTATATCAGTGGGTCGCGCCCGACTTCCAATGGATGCTGATTTTGCATTCCCTGGAGTGATCACCCCATGAGAGAACCAACGCCTAAAAGAAAGCAACGCAAGGTCCGCACGAAAAGTTGGCCCGTCGCTGTGGCCGGTTGGATAGCCAATCAGAACATTGCAGCACCAAACCCAGACGCCCCACAGGGCGCATACATCTATGAGAACATACTTCCAACTGCCACCGGGGGTGAAAGCCGCAGAGGGAGCGACCTGTTCGCGACCATGCCAACGAGCACGGACAAGCCTGTTGTTTCGCTCTTCTCATACAAAAACGGAAATGCTCAGGCATTGTTCGCGGCCAATGAGAGTGAGATTGCTGACATCACCAGCGCACCTGTCAACAAGCTTACCGGGCTGAATGGCGGTGACTGGAGTGTCGTGCAGTTCGTCAATGCGAATGGTGCTGCTTTCCTGCGCGGTGTGAATGGTGTTGACACGCCGTTCGTTTACGATGGCGTCAACTTCATTACGAGCCCAGCGCTGACGTTCGCGACAGGCGTAACTGTGACGGCTGAGCAGCTTTCCCGCGTATGGGCTTACAAGAACCGTTTGTTCTTCATCCAGAAGGACAGCATGGACGCATGGTACCTGCCGGTTAATACCATTGGCGGGGAACTGGTGCACTTGCCACTGGCCGGTGCTTTCTCACGCGGTGGCTCTCTACTCTTCGGTTCTCGTTGGTCGATCGAGAGCGGCGACGGGCCGAATGAATACTGCGTCTTTGTCACGACGGAAGGTGAAGCGGCCGTATTCTCTGGCACCAACCCCGCAGATGCCAACGATTGGAACCGCATCGGCGTTTATCGAATTGGCAAGCCACTTGGCCCAAAGGCGTTTTTTCAGGGCGGCGGCGATCTGATCATTGCTACGTCGATCGGCAAGGTTCCTCTTTCGCAAGCCATGCAGCGAGATTTTGCTGCTCTCTCTTCATCC